ACTTTAATAAATAAAGAAGAGGTTAAGTAAATGCCCACATTAAACGAATTTAGAAACAATTTTTTTGGAGTTAGACCAAATCGTTTCATAGTAGAAACTAGATGGCCATCTGGTTTAGTTGCTCCAGATATAAGTGATCTTTTCATTTATGTAAAAGGTGCAGATCTTCCAGGATCAACTGTTGGTGCAATCGGAATTGCATGGCAGGGAAGACCAGTTAAATTCTCTGGTGAAAGAGTATATGCAGATTGGGTCATAAGCGTATATGATTCAAATATTCCTGCTAAAGATCTAAGAACGGGATTTGAAGCATGGATGGAAGCATTGGATGGAAGAAATACGCATAGATTAAATTATAATCTTACTTCAGATTGGGTTATAAGATATAGTGATGTTACCCCAGGAACAACCACTACACCAGAAAATACCCAAGCACCAGCAAATTTTAATAAGTCTGTAAAATTAAAAAATTGTTGGCCAACTGATTTAGGAGCAATTACCTTAAACTATGATGCATCTGACTCATTTGCTGACTTTACAGTTCAAATTGCTTATGATTATTGGGAACCTTATCAATAAGGATTAAATAATGGCATTATCTGATTATTTTGGTTTTGTATTTGGTAAAAAGCAAGATGATATAGTTGCACCCGAAGGTGGGTTGACTGGAAATCAGTCAACCCCTTCGTTTGTTGCACCTGAAAATTATGATGGAACTCAAGTTGTTGAAACTGGAGGATTTATGTCCTCGGTATACGACTTCGGTGGTTCCTTTATGGATGAAAATGCTTTAATTCGCCAATATCGTAGTATGTCACTTTATCCAGAAGTTGATATGGCAATTGAAGATATTGTAACCCAAGCAATCACATACGATAAACAAAATATTGCAGTAAGATTAGATCTTAGTCAAGTAAATTTATCCGATTCTATTAAAAATAAAATATACGAAGAATTTGATAATATTTTAAAACTAATGGATTTTAAAAACAGAGGGTATGATATCTTTAGAAGATGGTATGTTGATGGACGAATATATTTTCAATTAATAATTGATACCGACAGACCAGAAAAAGGTATTGTAGAACTACGAGCAGTTGATCCAGTAAAAATACGTAAAGTTCGTAAAGTTCAAAAAGAATTAAAAAGAGTAAATAACACTACTGTTCCTTTAATTAAAAAGGTAGAGGAATATTTTGTATACACTGATTATGAAGTAAGCAATGTTCCCACAAATTCTACTACAAATATTGGTGTTAAAATTGCTACAGATTCAATAACATATTGTCATTCTGGTTTAGTTGATCAATCATCTAAAAGAGTAGTAGGGTATCTACACAAAGCAATACGAGCATTAAATATGCTTCGTCAAACTGAAGATGCAATGGTTGTTTACCGTATTGCACGCGCACCAGAAAGAAGAGTATTTTATATTGATGTTGGAAATCTTCCAAAACAAAAAGCAGAAGAATACATCAAAGCTTTGATGACTCGTTATCGCAATAAACTTACATATGATTCTGCTACAGGTGATATAAAAGATCAAAGGCATCACATGTCAATGTTGGAGGACTATTGGTTGCCCAGAAGAGAGGGTGGTAGAGGAACAGAAATTCAAACACTTCCAGGTGGGCAGGGACTTGGACAGATGGAAGACGTTGAATATCTTCTTCGTAAAGTCTACCGAGCATTAAATGTTCCATTAACACGAATGGAAGTACAAACTGGATTTAATCTTGGTCGTAGCAGTGAAATTACAAGAGATGAGGTAAAATTTTATAAATTTATTGAAAGATTACAAAATAAATTTACAGCAGTCTTTTTAGATGTTTTAAAGAAGCAATGCTTGCTACGCGGAATAATGACTCCTTCAGATTGGACAGATATACATCAAGATATTAATATCGTTTATAGTAAAGATTCATATTTTACAGAACTCAAAGAAAATGAAATACTCAATGAACGTGTAAACATGTTAAATGTTCTTGGAAACTATAATGGTGTGTTTTTCTCAACAAACTATATTCGTAAAAATATTTTAAAGCAATCTGATGAAGAAATTGCAAAAATGGATGTAGAAATAGAGCAGGATAGACAAAAGCAAATAGAGCAGCAGATGCAAATGCAACAATTAGGACTTGTTGGGGATGAACAACAACAGTAAATATATAATAAAGGAGAAAAATATGTCAAAACAAATAGTAAAAGCATTAGTTAATGAAAATCTTTATGAAGCAAAAACTCTTATCAATAAAGCACTTCTTGAAAAGATGAGTGTTGCTTTAGAAGAAAAACTTATCAATTATGCACCAACCATTTTTAATGAGGGCAAAGGAAAACCAGACTTTTTAGATCTTGATAAAGATGGCAATAAAAAAGAATCAATGAAGAGAGCAGCAAAAGAAGCAAAACTTAATAAAGAGAGTGTTGAGTTTGAAGCAATTTTTGAACAAGAGTTAAAGTCTCTTGTAGAAAGCATTGAAGAAGAGATTGGTCAAGAATTAACAGAAGAAGAAGTTGTAGACATTGCAAATGATCTTTTAGATGTTATGACTGATGAATACGACAATGATTCTGATAATCCACATGATGAAGATGATTTAGAAGATATGTCAGACGAAGAAGATTACGAATCAGAAGAGTAATTAGAGGAAATCTATCATGAAACTTATAACAGAAACAGTAGAAGATGTGCAGTCTATCGTTGAATCCAACGAAGCTGGAAACAAAACCTACAAACTAAGAGGTGTCATGATGGAATCGGACACCAAAAATCGCAATGGTCGTGTTTATGAAAGTAAAATTTTAATTAAAGAAACTCGTAGATATGTTATTGAATATGTAAATAAAGGAAGAGCAATGGGTGAATTAAATCATCCATCAGGTCCAACTGTAAATTTAGATCGCGTTTCGCATTTAGTTGAAAGTTTAAAAGAACATGGAAAACAAATTATTGGAGAAGCAAAAATAATTGATACTCCAATGGGTAAAATTGTAAAAAATCTTATTGATGCTGGTGCTAAACTTGGTGTTTCTTCAAGAGGCATGGGAAGTTTAGAAAATCGTAATGGTATCAATTATGTTAAAGAAGATTTTACACTGGCAGCAATTGACATTGTTGCCGACCCTTCTGCTCCAAATGCTTTCGTAGACGGCATTCTTGAAGGAAAAGAATGGATCTGGGATAATGGTCTTTTGGTTGAAAAACATATTGATAATTACAGTAAGATATTAAAATCAACACCAAATAGAAAATTTGAACAAACTGCAATAAATCTATTTTCAGATTTTTTAAGGAAACTATAAATGATTCAAACAGACACCATTAGAAATAAAATTCCTATTTTTGTCAAAGATATTTTTGAACAAAAAAGTTATTCTCTTTCTGAAGGAGATGTCTCGGATACTTTAGGAAGCATTACAAAAGAAGTGGGAGCTAGAGTTCTAGCAGGACTTCATAATTTAAATCAAGCAGCAGCACAAAAAAATATAAGTGATGCAAATAGAATTCGTTCTGATATTTTAATGCATCATTATGCTGCACAACTTGGTGTTAGGTCTTCACATATTCGTACTGTTTTAAATGACTATGAAAAAGAAAAACCAGTAGCACCTAGTCCTGTATTAATAGATAGTAAGGGAAAACCAATATTAATTCCTGGAAAAAAAGGCAAATCACCATCTGTCGCAATTAATCCAAATTTTGCAATAGAAAAACGAGAATATGATTCAAAAAGTAAAGAATATGAAGAAAGAGAAAGATTAAAAAAACAGATTAAAGGTCTACATAAGAGTATACCTCTTCTTGGACAAATTGCAAAAGGCGCGGCAGATTATACAGATAGAGCAAGAGAATCTTTGAGAGATGCTAATCCAATTGTTTCTAGAAGACCTCTTGGATTGAACCCAACACCTGGATTGCCAGATCCAAGAACACCTAGAAATACAACAACTTCAAAAGTATTAACACAGTATGCAGATGCTTTAAGAGCAAGAAGAAAAATTCGTAAACGAATTGATAGAAACAAGTTATAAAAATAAAATAAAGACATTTATATGTCTAAATATTAAATATTCTAAATAGTTTTTAGAAAAAAGTGGAGATTCAAATGGCAGAACAAAACAACCCATACGCAGAGTATTCGTCAACACAACTGTACATGGATGCTACTGGAAAAGGGGCAGTAATTAACCCACCAGTTGCAGTAGCACCAGTAATTCCTCAATATTTAAAACCACTTGCCCAGCAAGGTCAACAACAGGTTCAAGAAGAACAAGTTGACTACTTAGCAAGTCTTTTTGATGGGGAAAATTTAACCGAAGAATTTAAATTAAAGGCAGAAACAATTTTTCAAGCAGCAATTAATGAAAAAGTTTCTATAATTGAACAACACATTCTTCAAGCAGCAAAAGAAGTATTAGAAGAACAAACTGTCGTAAATCAAAATCAACTTGTAGAGCATATTGATGGTTATTTAAATTACGTAGTCAACGAATGGATGGAAGAAAATAAAGTAGCAATCGAACACGGTCTTCGTACAGAAATTGCTGAAAACTTTATTCATGGTCTTAAGTCTCTATTCGAAACATCATTCATTGATGTCCCACAAGAAAAATACAATATTCTTGACGATCTATACGGAGCAAATGAAGATCTACAAGAAAACGTAAACACTCTTATTAAAGAAAATATGGATCTTAAGAATGAAATTACTGCTCGTCTTTGTGCAGAAGCATTTATTGAAGAAGCATCAGGATTAGCAGATACTGAAATTGAAAAACTTGCTAAACTTTCAGAAGGAATTGAATTTGCAGATGTAAATCAATATCGCGAAAAAGTAGCACTACTTAAAGAATCATATTTTGGACAAAATAATAATACACCAACAGATAATCAACAATATGTTCAGTCATATGGATATGGTTCACAAATGTTAAATGAAGGAACTTCATATGTCGGTGGAACAACATCGGAAGATCCATTAGTTGAAAATATTGCAAATACAATTTCTGTTATTGCAAAATCAAAACAAGCAAAACCAACATTCAAACCATTAAACGATAATCCAATGAATACACGTATTCAAGAGATTATGAACGCACAATCGCAGGACAATTTATTCTGAAAGATTTAAAACAATAAATAAATTAAAAGGAAACAGGAGAGAAAAAAATGTCATTAGATTATACTAACACTACACCAGCAGATCTTCTAGTAGAAAAATGGAGCCCAGTGCTTGATCATCAAGCTCTTCCAAATATTGGAGATGCCCACAAGCGCAGAGTAACCGCAGTTCTTCTTGAAAATCAAATCAAAGCAATGAACGAAGAAAGAGCTGCAGGAGCATTAAACCTTTTTGAAGCAACCATGGGACCAATTGGTATCGGTGGTAACTTCACAACTGGTCAAGTCGGAGCAGCAGGAAACTTTGCTGGTTATGATCCAGTAATGATTTCACTTGTTCGTCGTGCAATGCCTAACGTTGTAGCATACGACATTGCTGGCGTTCAACCAATGACCGCACCAACAGGACTTATCTTTGCAATGCGTGCTCGTTACGGTAATGATTCTGGTGGTTATACACAAGGAACAGAAGCAATGTTTGATGAACCATGGGCTAAGTTCTCAGGTGCATCAGGTTCTGTTGCACTTGGTGGTCCTGGTGGAACACTTTCATATGCTAACTTACTAGCAGGTTCTACTCTTGGTCTTTCATTTGGTGCAGGAACAACACAAGGACTTGTTACTAGAACTGATGTCTTCTCAGCATTCCGCGGAATGTTAACATCAACTGCTGAAACATTAGGACAAGCAAATGGTCCTGATTTCCGTGAAATGGCATTCAGCATTGAACGTGTTGCTGTACAAGCAAGATCACGTGCTCTCAAGGCAGAATATACCACAGAACTTGCACAAGATCTTCGCGCAGTTCACGGTCTTGACGCTGAAGCAGAACTTGCAAACATTCTCTCAGTTGAAATTATGAACGAAATCAATCGCGAAATTCTTCGCGCAATGTATTATGTTTCTAAGACTGGTTGCCAACAAGACGATCTTCGTTACTCAGCAGCATCAGTAACTGGTGGTAAAGGCGGTGTATATGATGTTCTTTCTGATTCTGATGGTCGTTGGTCAGCAGAACGCTTCCGTGGACTTATGTTCCAAATTGAACGTGAAGCAAACGTAATTGCTAAGGAAACTCGTAGAGGTAAGGGTAACTTCATCGTATGCAGTGCAGATGTTGCTTCAGCACTTGCAATGGGTGGTTTCCTTAATCTTTCACCAGCACTTAACGTTGACATGCAAGTAGATGATACTGGAAATGTCTTCGCTGGTGTTCTTAACAATAAGTTTAAGGTTTACATCGATCCATTCGTTGCTAACAATGTAAACTTCATTACTGTTGGTTACAAGGGAACTTCACCATATGATGCAGGATTCTTCTACTGCCCATATGTTCCACTACAAATGGTTCGCGCTGTTGGTCAAGACACATTCCAACCAAAGATCGGTTTCAAGACTCGTTATGGTCTAGTTGCCAATCCATTTGCTGGTCGCGACACCACATTCTCGACAGATACTCAAGATGGTTTAGCAGCAGGAACCAATGCATATTATCGCCTCTTTGCAATTACCAACCTCCACGGTAACTCAGGTAACTGATAGAGTAAGATAAACAATTAAGAATACCCAGGGATGAAAGTCCCTGGGTTTTTCTTTATAAATACTAATATGCCAAATAATCCAGATCAAATTATTAAAGATAAAATTCCTCTTAATTTGCTAAAAGATATTCCAAGTGATTTTCTTTTTGAGAATGGGTTACAACCAGCAACAAATAATCAACTAACAAATAATAAATTTAGATTTGTATTAACTCGTTGCCCAACAGTTTCTTATTTTTGCCAAAGAGGAAATGTACCATCTTTGGGATTTGGAACTGCTATTCAATCAAACTCAACAGGTATTACAATTAAAAGACCAGGAACCTCATATGTTTATGAGGATCTGCAAGTCGGTTTTGTTGTTGATGAAAATATGAAAAATTGGTTGGAACTTCATAACTGGATAAAAGATCTAGGAATTTCATATCAAGGATCAGCAGAAGTATTGGCAGAAGGCAAAAAAGTATCAAGTGCTTTTATGTTTATCATGAACAGTGCATATAAACCAATATTGGTCATTAAATATAAAAACGTATATCCAACATTTTTAAGTGGAATTGAATTTGATTCTTCTTTGCCAGATACAGATCCAGTTATTGCAACAGCAACATTTGCGTATACTCACTATGAAATTGAAGTCTTTACATCAGATCCTTAATATGGTATAATCTACATTATGAACATAGAACAAATTAAAACACAGGCAGAACTTGATACAGCAATTGATGTTAATCATCTTGAAGAGGAATCCACAAAAGTTCCTCAAATTCACAATAAATATTTGGTAATATTAATGGATGAAAAACTTATTCTTGAGAAGTATGAATCACAATTAAAAATTCTCAAGCGTGATAAATGGTTATTTTATTCAGGCAAAATGTCTGAGGAAGAACTGAAGAAGAAAGGTTGGCAACCATTTGATCTTTCCATCCTCAAACAAGATTTGGATCGCTTCATTGATAGCGATAATGATGTTATCAACCTTAGCAATAAAGTATTTCTCCAGAGAGAAAAAGTAAATTATATTGAAAATGTTATTAAGATTATTGCTGGAAAGATGTGGAACATTAAATCAGCAATTGAGTGGATAAAATTTACTCAGGGTGTATGATAAAAATAAAACAAATAGATTCTGTCTATATTGAAATTGAATGCGACAAGGGCATCGCAAAAGAGTTATCCTCTTTCTTTACCTTTCGCGTACCCAATTCAGAATATAATCCAGCGTTTCGCAAGAAGCGTTGGGATGGCAAGATTCGTTTGTTTAATATACTCACTCACAAAATATATGCTGGATTGCTTTCTTATGTGCTTTCCTTTGCATCTGATCGGGGTTACAAGGTAGAGTATCAATCTACACTGGCAAAGGATACAAGCGTCCTAGAACCCCCTACAGTTTATTCTGGAGGCAAGCAGATTGAACCACATGACTACCAGATACAAGCAGTCAATCACGCTCTACAAAATCGTAGGACTCTGCTCATATCACCCACAGGAAGTGGCAAAAGTCTGATCATCTACATGGTCATGCTTGAACTTTTACAAAAGGTGAAGAAAAAGATTCTTATTGTTGTGCCGACCACAGGATTAGTTACACAATTAAACTCTGACTTTCAGGATTATGCCAACAGCAAGGCAATAGCAAAACATATACATCTAGTATACGGTGGACAAGAAAAACACACTGATTGTCGAGTAGTGATTTCCACATGGCAAAGTCTATATGACCAACCAGAAGAATACTTTACACAATTTGATGCTATTATCGGAGATGAGTCACATTTATTTAAGGCAAAGTCCCTGACTAAAATCATGACTAAACTTAAAAACTGTGATTATAGAATTGGAACCACAGGAACATTAGATGGTACACAGGTTCATCGTCTTGTTCTTGAGGGTCTGTTTGGACCAGTATTTCAAGTTACATCAACCAAAGAACTGATTGATAAAGAAGTTTTAGCACAATTAAACATTGAATGTTTATTGCTAAACTATTCAGATAATGAAAAGAAAGAAATTAAACGTGCAAAATATCAAGAAGAAATTGAATGGTTGGTTCTCAATAATAAGCGCAACTCTTTTATTTCCAATCTTGCTAATCGGATACCTGGTAACATACTTGTGCTTTTTAATTTTGTTGAAAAGCACGGAGTTCCCCTTCATCAGCAAATTTCTAAAAGTGGACAAAAAGAATGCTACCTGATCTGTGGAAAGACAGACATTGAAGAACGAGAACAAATTCGTAAGATTGTTGATAAAAGTAATAACAGTGTTCTTGTAGCATCGTATGGAACCTGTAGTACAGGTATTAATATTAAAAACATACATGCCATTGTATTTGCTTCACCCTCAAAGTCTGTAATTCGCGTACTTCAATCTATTGGTCGTGGACTGCGTAAATCGGATACAAAAGACAAAGTTACTGTATTTGATTTAGGTGATGACCTCAGTTGGGGTAAATACAGAAATCATGCTTTGCGACACCTAGATGAGCGAACAATCATATATACTAATGAAGAGTTTACATTCAAGAAGACTAAAATTAACCTGTAGGAGATTAGCAAATGAATTTAAAAATTCTAAAACTCAAAAGTGGTGAAGAGATAGCTTGCCAGGTTCTTGAAGAAAATGAATCAACTGTGAAAATTTTTCAACCTATGTTATTTCGTGTAATATCATCATTTGATGATCAAGGCAATCCATGTGATGTCACTACACTACATGATTGGTTAGTAAATACAGATGATAAAAATGTCTCAATACCAATGAGTCATGTCACTTTCATTACAGAACCAAATAAAAATACTAAAAATCTATACAAACTCGAAAGTGAAAAAGAGTTCAATCCAGAAAATTTTAAAACTGTAGTTGAAGAAAATAAACCAGATCTTAAAATGAATGAAAAAGACGCTGATGTATTTGGTATGTTTTTAGAAGAATTAGTTAAACAATCTAAAAATCTTCCAGACTGGGGAGATGATCATTTAATAGATCGTACACCAAAAGAATCAAAAAGAAAAAGATCTCGTTCTAAAAAGAACACACTCCCACCAGACATGACTGATGAGAGTGAATTAGATCGTCATATGATTATGATGCAACTTTATATACCAGCAGAAGCAATTATGAATATGGTAACTTCTGGTCTATTAGATCCAAAAGTCTTGCTTGATATGGTTAAGGAAGTTAAAAAACGTAATCGTTTTACTGGAGATGAAAAACACCGTGGAGATTTTGGTAATAAGCTATCTGATTGGAACCCAGATCCTAATTCTGGAGACTATAACTAACTGTTAGAGCCTATCTCTTCTTTTCTTTCCACACAGAAATTATACACATGAAACCCAAAACCTGTCAAGCCCAAGTTAGCAAGTTTTTTGAAAATCTTATAAAAGACTTGAAAGAATGTTTTTCTGTGCTATACTTGTCGCGTGATGAGGATTACCCTGATGAAAGAAAATGACCAAAAAGAAATTGAAGAAGAAGTAAAAACATTAAAACACTACATTGACAACGAAAAATTTTGCAAGTCAATGACTGAATGGAAAAAATTAGTCAAGAAAGCAGAAAACTGTGGAGATAAACGTCCACCTGTAACAGACTATATTGCAGAAAGTTTTTTAAAGATTGCTGAACATTTATCACATCGACCTAATTTTATCAACTACCCATTTAGGGAAGATATGATTGGAGATGGTGTAGAAAATTGTTTACTCTATGCACATAATTTTGATCCATCTAAATCATCAAATCCGTTTTCTTATTTTACGCAGATAATTTATTATGCTTTTTTGCGTAGAATAGAAAAAGAAAAAAAACAAGCATATATCAAATACAAGTGTTTACAATTAAATGATCTTGATGGTAAAGTCGTTGATTGGATGAAAAAAGATTCAGATGTAAGTTCTTATGGTGAATTTCTCCAAAAACACTTTTCTTTGACAGAAAATGATATTCAAAAAATGGAACCAAAAGAAAAGAAAAGGAAAAAAAGGAAGCGAAAGTGAAAATAGCATTTATTTGTGATACCCACTTTGGGGCAAGAAATGATTCTCCTTTCTTTTTAGATAATGCTCTTACTTTTTTTGAAAAACAATTTTTTCCTTATCTAAAAGAAAACAATATTACAGAAGTTATTCACCTTGGTGACTTTTTTGACCGAAGAAAGTATGTAAATTTTAATACACTTTCTTCAGTAAGAAAACGATTTATCAATAAATTTGATGAAGAGAATATTAAGTTACATGTCACGATTGGAAATCATGACACCTATTTTCGCAACACAAATAATTTAAATTCTCTTAAAGAACTTTTAACCGACCGTTATAAAAATATAACAGTATACGAAAATCCTACAACTTTAAAATTTGATGACTTTTGTTTTGGAATAATTCCTTGGGTGACCAAGGAAAACGAAACAGAAGTTATTGATTTTATTTCAACATGCCCATGTCGCATGATTGGTGGTCATTTTGAGATTGTTGGGTTTCAAGTGGTATTGGGTGTAAAACACACTCATGGATTTACCACAGAAATGTTCAAAAGATTTGATCGTGTCCTTTCTGGACATTTTCATATTAAACAATCACAGGGAAACATTCATTATCTTGGTACTCAATATCAGATTAATTTTTCTGATGCATATTCATCCAAAGGATTTCATGTATATGACACCGTGACTGATACAATAGAGTTTATAGAAAATTTAAATAATGTATTTCACATATTTAATTATGATGACTCTACTCCAGATGAAGTAAAACGTATTGCTAAATTTATTCGTGAAACAAATTTAAAACATGGATTCATTCGTGTTACTGTTCGTTCTAAATCAAAACAACAAGTATTTGATAAATTTATAGATGCTCTTTGGGATAAAGGAATTCAAGATCTTTCTGTGATAGAAGATCAAATTGATCAAAAATCTTCTGGAGTTGAATTTACTGAATCAGAGGATACAATGAGTGTTATTGATCGTGAGATTGATGCGATTGAAAGAGACTTAGACAAAGGAAAACTAAAATCTCTTATTCGTGATCTTTATATGGAAAGTTTAAAAGTATGATTAAATTTGAAAAGGTACGATTTAAAAACTTTGGATCATTTGGTAATACCATGACCGAAATCGTGCTTGATAAAAATAGCACGACTCTTATTTGTGGAAATAATGGTAGTGGTAAATCCTTTGCTTTCTTGGATTCCATTACTTTTGCTCTTTTTGGTAAACCTTTTCGCAAGATTAATATTCCTCAACTGGTAAACTCGGTAAATGAAAAAGGTTGTGTAGTTGAGATTGAGTTTTCGCGAGGATCCGATAAATTTATGGTTCGTCGTGGAATCAATCCACGAATGTTCGAAATATACAAAAATGGTCAGTTGATTGATCAAGATGCCAAGAGTGTAGATTATCAGGAACTTCTTGAGAATCAAATTCTTAAGATGAACTACAAAACTTTTACTCAAGTGGTGATTCTTGGTAGTTCGTCATTTGTTCCGTTTATGCAGTTATCCGCAGCAGATCGCCGTGCAGTGATTGAAAACATTCTTGACATCAATATTTTTAGCACGATGAATATAGTCCTAAAAGGTAAGATTCTTTTTCTCAAGGAAACTGTTAAAGAATTAAGTTCCAAGATTGAACTTGAAAAGAGTAAAATAACAATTCAGAAGAATTATATTTTTACTCTTGAAAAGAAAAACTCAGAAGAGGATGAAGATATAACTGATAGAATCAAAGAACTGCAAGATAAGATTTTATCCGATGTTCATGGTC